CCAGGGCGGAGGACTTGGTCATCGAAATCAATGCGGCTCCGGTGGTCGCGGCTACCGCCGTCAATGCCCCGAGCGCGACGGTGCCGATCTTGGCCGCGTTGGAAACCAGCTTCCCGAAGTCGTCTGTATTGCGGGCGGCGCGGTTCAGTTCCTTCTCCATATTGGAGGCATCCATTTTTAGCCTGATAATGAGGCTGCCTGTGTCACCCATTCTTCACCTCCTCAAAGGGCACATCTTCATAGGGATACCCAAACCCGGCGCAGATGGCCTTGATGACTAAAAATCCGAAGCGCTCATAGTTGTCTTGTGTGATGAATCGTTTCACCAACTTCAGCCGGAGAGGTGGGCCTCCTCGTTGTAACCCGGCCCAGATCATGTGCTGAGTGAAGGGGAGATCCACCGGGCATTCGAGTGGTCGGGTTGTTTTAAACATTCCAAATTGATCCGTGGCCAAGCGAATGGCGCCTGCGTCGATGAGGAGTTGACGTGGGCCACTGAGCTGGATCGGTAGACTTCGCGGAGTGGTTCGGCCTGGTAAATGTTCCGTCATGCGGACATCTCCTTCAGTCGTCGATTCGGGTGATCTGTGTTCATAGGCCTGTCCGTTCGGTCATCGACCGCTGCAAATATTCCCGGATGAACCGGATCAGCTCGGCGCGCAAGACGTAGGCCTCGCCGATGTTGTCCCGGTAGCATTCGAGCTTTCCGGCAGTCATCCAATACTGAACAGTCGATCGATACACTCCGAGCAGCTGAGCTATGGCCGCCGGGCTGAAGCAGGGAAAGGCCGGCACGCTCACGGGGACGGGCTGTGGCGATGTCGGGACAGGTTGAGAAGCACGGGGTGCTTCCGTGGAATCTGACCTCCGGTCGAGTGACTTGCGCGGAACCCATCCCTCTCGGCGTCCTCCTGTCCATGTCATCGATCACGTTTCACCCAGCTCGTTCGTGGTCGCGCTTCTGGGTCCCGATGGACCCAGCTGGATCGATCCGGATCGACCGGTGCAGGCGCCGGCGGCGGCTCATGTCGCATCACTGTTAAGGTGTCGAGGTTCGGATTGAGGATCGCGAGCGCCGTCATGGCATAAATCCGGAGATCGAGCGCCTCATTGCGGCTACGCTTCTTCCGGTAATACGATCCCATCAATACGCCACGTTCCCACTTGTTGACGCGTTCTTCTGCTGTGAGTTGCTTGAAATATTCGAATTCGTCTTCGGTGTAGGCCGTGAGGTTTGGGAAATGGCAGTACCCTGGACCGAAGTCTTCGAGCTTCAAGCGGTCGAATAGCGTGTCTTTGGAGGTGTCCGTTCCGGCCAAAAACAGGCGGATGCCGTTGATGATGCTGCCCATCTTGTAAACAGGGGCACCTGGCTGGCTGGATCCCTTCACGGCCCAGATGCGGCGATTCTGCCGTGGTAGGACAAACTCATAGACTTCCTTTGCGTGGTGACCAGTGTCGATGCAGGCTGTTGCGATGGTCAGAAACCCACCGGTTTCATGATCCCAGGTTCGCTTCAACCACTCGTCCACTTGATCCCATAGAGTCTTGTCCGTTGGCGATCCGAACCACTTCCGGTAGTCGATCGACCAGCTTTCCTGGCCCTTGCCCCAGCCGACAAGCTCCGCCTCAATGCGGTCTTTCTGCACATCGATCCCGGCGGTCAACACCACGACCCCTTCGGGTACCGGTGCCGGATAAATTTCGACTCGGTTGTGAAGGTCGGATTCCTCAATCCGTTCGCCGCCTTCTTCCCACGTCTGCGCAAGATTCGTGTTGATAAACGTCTGCATGGCTCGAAAATCATGGTTGTGGTTGATCTCCGTCCACTCAGAGGCTAACTTGGCCCAATTGTTGACCCAGCCATAGGGCGCATAGAGCGCATTGAGCCAGAACCCGGCGGCCTTGGGCATTCTTCCGTTTCCGGCTGCCTGAGCGATCCACTGACCATCCGCCAGCATCCGCGTCTTATGCTCTTCGCCGATCAGTTCGTGACACTGTTCACACAGAACCTTCGCCTCTTCTGGCTTACCTTCCGGCCAACTGAGGTTTTTCCACATCAGGACCTGTCCATGGTCACAAAATGGGCAGGGGACGAAATGTTTTCTCTGGTCGCTTTCGAGGTACGCTTTCTCGATCACGCTCGTTTGCTTCAGCAGTGGAGTGGAACAGCGGTAGATCTTATGTCTGGCATAGGTCAGGGTGCGTTTTTCAGCAAGCTCGCATGGAGATCCTTCGCCGTTGACGTCGAACGGGTAGGCGTCGCACTCATCCAAAAATAGATTCCTCGCAGACATGAATCGCAGGCCTGGACCGGAATTCGCTCCAGTCAAACACAACATTCCTCCGGTAAATTCCTTCGACGTGATGGTGTTGCCTGAATCGCGAGAGCGGGATTCACGAACTAATCCCCTGAGGCAAGGCACGAGATCGAGCATGGGCTGAATTTTCTGTTTCGAGAGCTTGCCTGCGAGGTCGAGACTCGGCTCAACCAAAAGCATAGTGGATGGGGCTCGATGGATCGTGAACCCGACCCAGTTTTTCCCTGCCTCAGTGCCGCCGATCTGCGCGGGCTTCATGAACACAATCTCGCGTACAGGGGAGCCTGGAGATAGCACGTCCATGATCTCGCGCAGATACGGCGTTCGGCTTGTACGCCACCGCCCAGACTCTGAATTCCAGGAAGGCAAGACCATGTGCTGATCTGCCCACTCCGAAATGGTTTCGATGGGGTCAGGTGTCAGGCCATTCAGTAGATGTTCGACAGCTTGTGTCGGCTCGGCCAGTTCCATCATGGGAGCTGCACGCGCTTTCTATTCTGAGTTGGAAGCCGAAATCCTTTTCTCAATGCGTTTCGTATGAGCATTCTCACCGCCTCGATTTCAGACCGCCGCCAACATTTTTTGTCCTTTGACATCGGGTGCCTTGGCTAAGTTTTCGAGTACGTGGTGAATCTCATCGCGCAGCAGATTGAAGACCGCTGTTTGGTCACTTTCCGCAGCCAGCGGGCCAGCCAACCTGTCAGGTAGATTCTCGAGAGTGTCGCGGATCTGCCGGCCAGCGGTGAACCAGGCCTTCGTAACCGCATCCCGCGACATCAATTCTCCCGTGATACGCTTCAGCCGTACTTGTTTGAGTTCATTGTCCAATTCGAGTTTCCGGGTAAGTTGCTTATCACGGCCCTGCCGTAGATCCTTCTTCTTCAAGAGTTGGACGTAAGCCAGCACAGCCTTTTTGGGATCGTGCACCCCGTTCACAGGTGAGGGCAGAATGCCTTCCTTGATCATGGCGCCGACCCGCTGACCCGACACTCCCAGAGCCTCGGCTAACTCGGTGTTCGACCATCCATAGGCTGCGAATAAACTGGGTTCGGCGAACATTAGAAAATAAAATCCTTCATAATTGCCCTACACGCACGCGTTTCTTTCTTCCTGGCTCACGCTATGGATCGCTTCCTGATCGCTTTCCTGAGCCTTGCACGCTCTCTCCATCAACCCAGAAAAAAAACATCATAGCCTACCCAAATACCGAGATCAGGCGACCCCCGATAATCTATTTGGCGCGGAAGGACCCGCTAAGCCTGTAAAGGCAATGCGATAGAGACGACCATCCTTCATCGTCGCAAGGCTCTCCAATACGCAAGAAATTGGCTGATGGATGAGAACTCGCGACGAAGTGGATCGCTCATGTTCAAGGCCATGGTTGCTAGCTCTTCGTTCGGGATGCGGGCGAGCGCGGCATCAGGCCACGGCGTGGAACTCAGGCGTTCAGCCGCAGCCAGCGCCTCATCAAGTGACCTGGTCTTCATTCGCTCGAGGCGGACACTATCCGATGATGCAGGCGGAGCTGTGTGCGGCATGGCCTTCTGGATCTGCGGCCGATGTCCCAGCGTGGTACGCACTGTTCGACCGATGGTGTCGCTGAGTATGTGGCGAAGCTTATTGTCCAGCGAGGATATCTGAGTGGTATTCAAGGTCGTCATGCGCATCCTTTCATTGTTATGAGCGATGGCCTCAGGCTCTTGGGCCATTCAATCAGGTAGCATCGTCTCCACATGCCGGCGCCACGTGCGAAGCTCCTGGCTTGGTTCCCCAGACGGTTGGGAGAGGAAGCACCAGGCCGGATCAGCATGGAACAGTCTGAACGACGGCGTGCCGGCCATGGCAGATTTGAGGTCTTGTTTTTGGCAATGCCGGTGAAGCCGATGAAGCTCCGAATTCAATTCAGCCGCATGATCGAGGCATGCGGCTAAGGCTTGAACTGTGGCGCGGATGGTGGCTTCAACCGGTCGCGCCATGCGCACCTTCGCTTGCCGCTCGATGTCCTTCAGTGTCTGTTGCAGCTTGGTGACAGCTGACGCAATTGGGGCGGCCTCGACCGCGAGGCGACCGAGTTCCTCCCGGCAGCTGACCAGCTGGTGCTGAATTGGATCGTCAGCGCCTTCGGGGCTTTCGCTCAGGAGGATGCTTGCTCGCACCTGAACAAGCTCTTGCTCATGGTCAGCCACGAGTTGTCTTAGCTCGGACATACGCTGTTCAATTTCTTCTCCGCGCGTTCTGAGACGCTGCATCTTGTGGGATGCCGCGACGAATTCTTGATCGTTTCTCCAGTCCATTCGCTCAACTTCGCTGATGTCCACAGAAACCTCCTTGGATCGCAGGCAAGTCCGTTGCCGATCGGGGCCATGATGGCCGGTCAGTGTTTGTAGGCGGGAACGCCCGTCTCAACTCGGTCGTTCCCGCCGAGGCACGGCGCCGTGACGTTCGCATGATCGAAGCCACGGAGCCCTGCTCTGAAAGAAGGATGTCGTCAGGAGATTCGAACGAAAGCTCGTTCAGAAAGTGCGCCGCGAGCTGTCGAATGAATTGGAGAATCGGCCCGCTGGGAAAGGTCTCATGCTGGTTGTTCGGCATCATTCTCTCACCCACGATTCCGTGTCTCTCTGCTGCGGAGCCGAGCCACCACAAGGCGACTCGACCCCAGGTGAGATGCAGACTTGCTGATGCCGGTCACCCGCCGGAATTCAGTTCCCAAACCGTGTTCGCCCGACCGCGCGCTCCCCAGGACTAGAGCGGGGAATCTCATGCTGAAGGTGAGAAGAGAAGAGCAGAGAAGAGTTGAGCTGAGATGAGGGCTCATCTTGCTCCTCCGCCGAGGCGTCCGACGACGGCAACAATTTGCGTCACTCGGCTGCATGGTTCGCAGGCCGACTGGGAGCTATCCTTTGTGGACGTTTCGACTTTGACGATAAACATGTAGTTCGCGAAGGTGCTTACTTTGAACTTCACGACATCGATTGACGGATCAAATTTGGCGATCGCACGCATCCATGCAGCAAGTTTGGAGCGCAGCGGGGCCTTTCTCGTAGATCCTTTGCCGGAGTCCAGATTGAGGTAGGCATCGAGAACCATGCCGAAGTATTGGCACTGGGTGGTTAGTTTGAATTTCAGAGCGAGCAGGTCGCGCTTGAATCGTTTTTCTTTTCTGCAGGAGATACAGACGGCTTCATATTCCCCAGTTTCCACCAGGAGCAGAGCTTTGGGCGTCGAAATGATCAAGTCGTCGAATGCGGGCTTCAGCCCGACATCATCAAGCAATCGTCCTGCGATGTCTGTCTGATCAAGCATGCGATTTGCCGCCCAGTTTATGATTTCCCATCTGGTGATCTCTTGCTACCCTCTCGAGTCGGAGGCGCTCAACATCGCCAAGCATGAAAATTCTCTGGCCCGTCGATGTTTGTCTGGCTGCTAACTTTCCGCATCGATGAAGCTGACGAATGCGCTCTGGACTGAGGCCTAGCAACTTCGCGGTTTCTGACGTGGTGAGAATTTCAGACGGCATGGCTTGAGCCTACAGGAGCCGTAAGATTGCCAACACCCCGAGGGGATTAAAGGTGTATGGTGGTGGAGATACGTAGTTATTTGAGGCGGGCGAGGCAGGATTCGATGCGCTGCTTATTTAGGAAGTTCTCGATCTCCTTATGAGTAATAAGGAAGACTCTGTGGGTCTGTCCATCCTCTATGGCTTCAGTAGCTGCTTGTAGGCGAGCATGGGCC